AAACTTAAAAAATAAAGACATGGATAACATTAAAAACAAAGCATCAGGTCAGAGCGCTATATGGGACGGACCATTAAATTTAGAGGCATTACCTCAAGGTAAAGGATCTAGTTCAGGTAAATACGGAATGGAAATTTCTAAAGCACACTGTGGGTGTAGCTCTATAAAAGGACCTATCACTCAAAGAGCTAAATAATAAAATTATGTTAGCTCAGGACATAAAATTATATGCAATAAATCTCGCTACAATGGCGGTAACTATGACTAATATAGAAGTATATTTAAAAATATTATTACTACTGGTAACTATAGGTTATACGTTATCCAAGTGGGTGAAATTAAAAGAATAAGATATGGCATTTACACAATCATCAAGTCCTTTTTTAAAAAAGAGTAAACCACCAGCACCTTCTAAAAAGAAATCTAAAGGATATTACAACAAAGCAAACAAGACTGGTACGGGAGCAGCAGCAGGTGGCGGTATGTCTGAAAAGGGTGTTAAGAAATATAAAAGAGATAACCCTGGTAGTAAATTGCAAACAGCCGTAACAACTCCTCCTTCTAAATTAAAGAAAGGAAGTAAAGCTGCTAAAAGAAGAAAATCATTCTGTGCTAGATCAAAAGGCTGGACCTCAGAAAGAGGTAGAGCTGCTAGAAGAAGGTGGAATTGTTAATAATAAATAAATATAAAAATGAAAAATTACAACAAGCAAGAAAAGAAAAACTTAATCAAAGACAATCCTGTAGTAGACAAAGCTTCTGCTATCAAAAACCTTAACAAAGGGTATGGATCTGAATTAGGTAAATCTCCATTAGCTATGAAAGGTTCATGGATGTCTAAGCACTGTAAAAAGTAAATTAATGGCTTTTAAATTACAAAATCCTCCATACGCTATAGATAATACACCTATTTATAGCGTAGATATGGAAGACGGCGTTTTAGGAAAAGCTAATAATAACGGTACTATTGTTATAAACAATAACTTATCTCCAGCTAAATTAAACAGCGTTATAAACCATGAAAAGGTACATATAGACCAAATGAAGCGCGGTGATTTAGATTATGACAATAACAATGTGTATTGGAAAGGCAAAAAATATTCAAGAGCTCAAATGAAAGAAGGAGCTAAAAACTTACCTTGGGAGAAAGAAGCGTACAACAAAACAAAGAAAAAATAAATAAATAATTATGAGGGATCTAGATCTAAGGAAACAATTAAAATCATTTGCAAAAGGTTTAATTAAAGGAGCGGGCGCTGTGGGCGCTGAAGCAGCCGGCACGGCACCAGGTTCTTTAAAAAAACCTAAAGTTGGAAAATTGCCAAGCATGGTAAAAGTAGACCCAACACTTAAAAATAAAGGCACTGGTGTAAGAAAAATTAGTAAAAAACTAAACGATACAAAAGCTGCCGGCGGGAAAAGTCATGATGGAAGTTATAACAAAAAAATGTTTCCTCCAGTAGTAGATTATTCTGGAAAGATAGTGACTCCTGGATATGATCCTAAAAAAGCAGAGCTCTATAAAAAGAACGCTAAAAAGAATGCTAAAAAGAAGCGTGCAGTAAAAACAAAGTAGATGAAAAAGATATTAGAATTTTTCAGCACTAAAGTCTTTAAGCAAGTTGGAGATGTGGTCGATGATCTATTCACTAACGAAGAAGAAAGACTTGCTGCTAGAAATAAAATATTTAAAGTACTACAAGATGCTCAATTAGAGTTGCAAAGAATGCAAACTGAGATAATTGTAGCAGAAGCTAAAGGTAATTGGTTACAGAGAAGCTGGAGACCAATACTTATGCTTTCTTTTGGCTTTATAATTATATATACAAAATTCATATCACAACTATCCTCGCATTTAATAACACCTGCTTTAGAACCAGAATTCTGGAACTTGCTAGAAATAGGTATTGGAGGTTATGTAATAGGTAGAAGTGGTGAGAAAATAGTAGATAAGCTAGGGCCTTTATTTAAAAAGTAAAAAGATTTAAAACAAGTAATAATAGTAATAACAGTAACCAATTAAATTAAATAAAATGGGAAAATTAACAGATGAACAATTAAAGTCTATTAAAGACGCAACAGGAAAAATGAACTCTATACTTACGGAAGTAGGATTTTTAGAGGCAAGAAAAGCAGAATACCTATCAGCGCATTTTGAAGCTGTAAAAGAATTAGATGGTATCAAAGCTGAAATTAGAGAAGAGTACGGAGACATTACCGTAAACTTAGCTGATGGAACTTATGAAGAAGCTAAACAAGAAGAGGAAGCAAAAACTCTTGAGATAGCTGAGTAATGAGTTCTGTTGTAAGAAAAATAAGTATAGGTTCTGACTATAAGAATGACGCTATGCACTACTCAGTAGGGCAAAACGTTTACGGAGGACATACTATAGATTGCATATTACATGACACACAATCTAATTCTTACAGTATTTACATAAAGAAAGGAAACGAGGTTATGCCATGGAAGAAGTTTAATTCTAACATGGCAATATCCGTTGAGTATGATTTAGAATATTAAATGAGAAGTCTATACGATTTTATCGTTAAACCAATTGGCGATAGATACGATAACAAAATAAAGCTAGGCGACGTTACATTAATACTAAACACTAAAATTGAAGACTTTAAGTCTGTAAACAATTTAGCTATAGTGGTTGAAACACCAAAAGCTTTTAAAACAAGTATAAAGAAAGGAGATATCATAATAATACATCATAATGTATTTAGAGTTTTTTATGATATACGAGGCAATAAGAAAAGAAGTAGATCTCATTTTAAAAATGATTTACACTTTTGTTCGGCGGATCAAATATATTTGTATAAAAATACAGAGGATTGGAAATCATTTGGAGACAGGTGTTTTGTAATGCCTTTAAAAAACAAAGACACTTTAAGATCACAAAAAGAGCAAGAGCTTATTGGTATATTAAAAATAGGTAATAGTTCTTTAAAAGCGCTTAATATTAACCCAGGAGACACAGTAGGCTTTACGCCTGGAAGCGAATGGGACTTTATAATAGATGATCAGAGAGTTTATTGTATGAAATCTAATGATATTGTTATAAAGTATGAACACAAAAGAAACCAAGAAGAATATAATCCTAGCTGGGCAAAAAGCAGTTAAGGAGTTAATTAAAGTGGCAGAAGAAAAGATCGTTGACTCAGAAGATGATATATCAGCTGACAGACTTAAAAATGCTGCCGCAACTAAAAAATTAGCTATATTCGATGCTTTTGAAATACTTGCTAGAATAGAAGAGGAGGATGAAAGATTAAATGAAAACCCAAAAGAAGCTAAAGAAGAAAAAGCTTTTAGAGGTTTTGCAGAAGGAAGATCTAGATAATGTACGAACAAACCTTAGTAGCAATATTAAAAGACTATATTAAACCTAAGATATTAAAAAGGTTGAACAGATATAAGAAGTGGGAGTACGGTTATAACGAAGAGCATGACGTAGTTGTAATCAGTAAGACTGGACAGATAGGAGAGGTTTACGAGATACAAGGAGTAAAAATAGCATTGCCAAAAGAAAATGATGTTATTAAATTTGAAGGAGACAAGTGGAAACACATAGAATACCCAAAAGAGCTTTCAAAGATAAAATCGGTATTTGATTGGGACGAATACCCTTCACAATTTAAAGAAAAATGGTATGACTATATTGATACAGAATTTAAAAGGCGTGAGGAAGGTTTTTGGTTTTACAATAAAGATAAGCCTTCTTATATTACTGGCACTCACTACATGTACTTGCAGTGGTCCAAAATTGATGTTGGGGCAGCAGACTTTAGGGAATCAAACAGATTATTCTTTATATTCTGGGAAGCCTGTAAAGCAGATGTACGGTGTTACGGAATGTGTTATCTTAAAAACCGACGTTCAGGTTTCTCTTTCATGGCATCAGGCGAGACGGTTAATCAAGCAACAATATCCACAGATTCAAGATTTGGCATTTTATCAAAGTCCGGGCCAGACGCCAAAAAGATGTTTACTGATAAGGTCGTACCCATCTCAGTTAATTACCCCTTTTTCTTCAAGCCCATCCAGGACGGTATGGACAGGCCGAAGACAGAACTTGCGTACAGGGTACCAGCGTCCAAATTTACCAGAAAAAAGCTTGACACCAATGAGAAGCTACAGGAAATCACCGGTCTCGATACAACGATCGACTGGAAGAACACCGGGGACAACTCGTACGACGGTGAAAAATTAAAACTATTAGTCCACGATGAAAGTGGTAAATGGGAAAGACCTACAAATATATTAAATAACTGGAGAGTTACAAAAACTTGTTTAAGGTTAGGTTCAAAAATTATAGGTAAGTGTATGATGGGTAGTACATCAAATGCTTTAGACAAAGGTGGTGAGAACTTTAAAAAACTATACTATGACTCCGACGCAACAAAAAGAAATGCAAATGGACAGACTCGTTCGGGACTCTATAGCTTGTTCATTCCTATGGAATGGAACTACGAAGGCTACATTGATTCTTATGGATTTCCTGTATTTGAAACGCCAAAAAAACCAGCTGAAGGACCTGATGGATCGCCTATAAAGCAAGGTGTAATTGAATACTGGACAAATGAAGTTGAAGGATTAAAAGGAGATCAAGATGGTTTAAATGAATACTATCGTCAATTTCCGAGAACAGAACAACACGCTTTTAGAGATGAAGCAAAACAATCTTTGTTTAATTTAACGAAGATATATGAACAAATAGATTATAATGAAGACCTTAGAAATACATCGATAATAACCACTGGAAGTTTTATGTGGGAAAACGGTATAAAAGATACTAAGGTAATATTTGTACCAAATAAAAACGGTAGGTTCAACGTTAGTTGGGTACCACCTGTGCAAATGCAAAATAGAGTTATAACAAAAGGTAATACAAAATATCCAGGTAACGAACACTGTGGCGCTTTTGGCTGTGACAGTTATGATATATCAGGTACGGTTGATAAAAGAGGTTCTAACGGAGCTTTACACGGTTTAACTAAGTTTAGTATGGAGGATGTTCCACCTAACAGATTCTTTTTAGAATATATAGCTAGACCACAAACTGCTGAGATATTTTTTGAAGATGTATTAATGGCTTGCATATTTTATGGTATGCCAATACTTGCTGAAAATAACAAACCTAGATTACTGTATCATTTCAAAAGAAGAGGCTATAGAGGCTTTTCAATGAATAGACCCGACAAAAGATTAAACAAATTATCTGTAACTGAAAGAGAGATAGGCGGTATACCAAACTCCAGTGAAGATATAAAGCAAGCACACGCTGCGGCTATAGAATCATATATAGAAACTTGTGTTGGACGAACAGAAGCTGGTTATGGAGATATGTACTTTCAAAGAACATTAGAAGACTGGGGTAAATTCAATATAAACAATAGAACAAAGCATGATGCTTCTATAAGTTCTGGTTTAGCAATAATGGCTTGTAACAAAAACCTATATTCACCAGTTAGTCCAGTGCAAAAAAAGGTTTACGATTTAGGAATTAAAAGATATGACAATAGAGGTTCTACGTCTAAAATATTAAGATAAATGAAAATACAAACAAATACCGATAGTTCTTTCCCTAACCAGGTTGTTAGCGACGAAGTAAAAGCTAGTTATGATTACGGCTTACAAGTCTCTAGAGCTATTGAACAAGAATGGTTCAATCAAGGAAGAGGTAACGGTAATAGATACTTAAACAATTGGAATAGTTTTCACTCACTACGTTTATACGCTAGAGGTGAGCAATCAATACAGAAGTATAAAGATGAATTGTCTATTAATGGTGATTTATCTTATCTTAATTTAGACTGGAAGCCAATACCGGTTATATCAAAATTTGTTGATATCGTTGTAAACGGTATGTCAAATAAGTCATACGATATAAATGCTTTTGCTCAAGATCCATTTTCTGTAAAAAGCAGAACTGATTACGCAGCGGCTGTTGAAAAAGATATGAATACCAAAAAAGCTTTGTTAAACATAAAGCAAAACTTAGGTATGGACTTTTCAACAACAGGCGATTTAGAAAGTCTACCTGAAAATAGAGAAGAGTTAGATATACATTTACAAATGACTCCTAAGCAGAATGTAGAAATTGCAGAAGAGGAGGTTATAAATAATGTATTAGCTTTTAATAAGTATGAGCAAACAAAAAAACGGTTAGCTCATGATTTAACTACTATAGGTATCGGAGCTGTTAAAACATCGTTTAACAAAGCAGAAGGTATAGTTACTGATTATGTTGATCCAGCTAATATGATTTATTCATATACAGAGGATCCAAACTTTGAGGATATATATTATGTAGGTGAAGTTAAATCAATTTCTTTAGCAGAGCTTAAAAAGCAGTTTCCAAATTTATCACCAGCTGAATTAGAAAAAATACAGGATATGCCTGGCAATTCGCAGTATGTAACTAACTGGGGTAATTATGATGAAAATACAATACAAGTATTGTATTTTGAGTACAAAACGTATTCAGACCAAGTATTTAAAATAAAGAAAACAGATCAAGGATTAGAAAAAACATTAGAAAAGCCTGACACGTTTAATCCTCCAGCTAATGATAACTTTGAAAGAATATCTAGAACAATAGAAGTTTTATATACTGGAGCTAAAGTGTTAGGTACAAATATAATGCTAGAGTGGAAGTTGGCTGAGAATATGACTAGACCAACAGCTGATACTACAAAGGTAATGATGAATTACTGTATATCTGCACCTAGGATGTATAAAGGACGTATAGAGTCTATAGTTAGTAAAATTACTAGCTTTGCTGATATGATCCAAATAACACATCTTAAATTACAACAAGTGATGTCTAGAATAGTACCAGATGGTGTATTCTTAGATATGGATGGGTTAGCAGAAGTTGATTTAGGCAACGGTACAACGTACAATCCAGCTGAAGCATTGAACATGTACTTTCAAACAGGTTCTGTTGTAGGTAGATCACTTACGCAAGACGGTGAATTAAATAGAGGTAAAGTGCCTGTACAGGAATTATCATCTTCAAGTGGTCAAGCAAAAATACAAAGTCTAATTGGTACATACCAGTATTATTTACAAATGATAAGAGATGTAACCGGATTAAATGAAGCAAGAGACGGTAGTACACCGGCTAAAGATTCACTTGTAGGTTTACAAAAGATGGCTGCTAACGCTTCTAACATTGCAACTAAACACGTGTTAGACTCTTTATTATACTTAACAGTTAGAACTTGCGAGAATATAAGTTTGAAAGTAGCTGATGTTATTGAAAATCCTTTAACAGAAAATGCTTTAACAAATGCTATAAGCACGTTCAATACAAAAACTCTTGAAGAGTTGATGAACTTACAGCTACATGACTTTGGTATTTACTTAGAGCTAGAACCTGAAGAGGAAGAAAAAGCTTTGTTAGAGCAGAACATACAAGTAGCTTTACAAACACAAGCAATAGCTTTATCCGACGCTATCGATATTAGACAAATAAAAAACATAAAGTTAGCCAATCAATTCTTAAAGCTTAGACAGACTCAGAAAATAAAAAGAGAGCAAGAACAACAACAAGCTAATATTCAAGCACAGGCCCAAGCAAATGCTGAAGCGTCTGAAAAAGCAGCAATGGCTGAAGTACAGAAACAACAAGCACTCACTCAGGAAAAAGTAAGTATAGAACAAGCTAAGTCGCAGTTTGAAATACAAAGAATGCAAACTGAAGCTCAAATAAAAAGAGAGTTAATGGCTGAGGAATTTAACTTCAATATGCAGCTAGCTCAAGTAAGAGCAAACGCAGAAGGAGCTAAAGAGAAAGAAATTGAAGATAGAAAAGATAAAAGAATAAAAATGCAGGGATCCCAACAGTCTGAGTTGATACAACAAAGACAAACAGAAGGGTTGCCTAAAAACTTTGAATCATCAGGTAATGATGTGTTAGGTGGATTTGGAATAGAAGAGTTCGGCCCTAGCTAATAAACAATTATTTAATTATATTATATTATGTCAGAAGTAAAACAAGAAGGGGATTTTAAAATCAAATCCAAGAAAACAAGTCCTAAGCAATTAGGCAATCAATCTAACGAGCCTATAAAGGTTAACATAGATGAAGTAAAAGAACCAGTAGCTGAAGAAGTCGCTAAGGTAGTAATACCAGAAGTTGAAGAAAGTGGAGTTGGAGAGCCTGTGGTGGTTGTTAATGATACACCAGATGATACTGTAAAAGATGGTATTATAGAAATTGTGGATGAAGAAGTTCAAGATGAAGTAGAGGTTTTAGAAGAACAATTTGATAACGCTTTAACTAACAACGAAGAAACAGGTGCTAAATTACCAGAAAACATTGAAAAGCTAGTTTCTTTTATGGAAGAAACCGGTGGATCATTAGAAGACTATGTTAGGTTGAATGCAGACTACTCAAGTGTTGATGATAAAACACTATTAAAAGAATATTACAAACAAACAAAACCTTATTTAGAATCAGATGACGTTAGCCTACTATTAGAAGACTACGACTATGACGAAGACTTAGATGAGGAAAGAGATATACGCAAAAAGAAAATTGCGTTTAAAGAAGAAGTTGCAAAAGCAAAAGGCTTTTTGGAAAATACCAAGAGTAAATATTACGACGAAATCAAGTTGAGACCCGGCGTTACTCAGGAACAACAAAAAGCAATGGAGTTTTTCAACCGATATCAAGAAGATCAGAAGATAGCTGAGCAACAGCATTCGGACTTTAAATCAAAAACAAATGATTACTTTACTAATGAATTCAAAGGTTTTGACTTCAATGTAGGTGAAAAGAAGTTTAGATATGGTTTACAAGATCCTAATAAAGTTGCAGAGAACCAATCAAGTATTAACAATTTCGTAGGAAAGTTTCTTGACGAAAGCGGTAATATAAAAGACACGAAAGGTTATCACAAAGCTATTTACATTGCTTCAAATGCTGACAAGATTATTAATCATTTTTACGAACAAGGAAGAACAGACGCTACTAAAGAAATAGTTAACAAGTCTAAAAATCCTAGCACAGAGCCAAGGCAAACTGGCTCAGGTGAATTCGTAAACGGAATAAAAATTAAGTCAATAACAGGCCCTGATTCTTCTAAACTTAGAATTAAAACAAAAAAATTTAACTAAAAAATTAAAAGATTATGGCAAATGTAAGCCCGGTGTTTGGAAGTTTAGTTCCAACGCCAAAAAAACAAGCCTTAGAAGGCAATTATTTAAACTTTACTGATGGAACGAGTGACTTCGCGCAACAGTACTTACCGGAAATCTATGAAGCTGAAGTAGAGCGTTATGGAAATAGAACCTTAGGTGGTTTCTTAAGAATGGTAGGAGCTGAAATGCCAATGACTTCTGACCAAGTAGTATGGTCTGAACAAAATAGATTACACATTTCTTACGAGAATGTAATAGCAACTGTAGCTGGAGTCAGTCCTGCAAAAGTGTCTACTTTAACTATACCTGTAGGAACTGGTATTGAGAACGTTGTATCTCCTGGTTCTACAATTGTAGTGATGAATCCAGCAAATGGAGCAGAATTAAACTGTTACGTTGTTGCTTCTGGAGCTACCCCTGGTAGTGCTTTAGGCGCTGGTGTATTAACTGTTGCTCCTTATACTCAAGAAGCATTAGATCAAAACGTAGGAAGCGATGTTGATTTAGTAACCGGTGGACCAAACCTTAAAATCTTTGTATATGGATCTGAGTATGGAAAAGGAACTGGAGATGCTAACAGAATTTCTGTAACACCTTCTTTCACTCAATACTCTAACTCTCCTATTATCATTAAAGATAAGTATGCAATCAATGGATCTGACACTGCTCAGATTGGATGGGTTGAAGTAGCTACTGAGTCTGGTCAAGGAGGTTTCTTATGGTACTTAAAAGCTGAATCTGAAACAAGATTACGTTTTGAAGATTACTTAGAAATGTCTATGGTAGAAGGTGAATTAAAATCTGGAAGTTCAACTACAACTGCTAGAGGTACTGAAGGTCTTTTCGCTGCTGTTAAAAGCCGTGGAAATGTATTAGTAGACTTTACTGCAACAACTGGTTTAACTCAGTTTGATTCAATTCTTAAAAACTTAGATACTCAAGGAGCAATCGAAGAAAACATGTTATTCTTAAACAGAGAAACTTCTCTAGATTTTGACGATATGTTAGCTGGTGTAGGGCAAACGGCTGGAGCTGGTGCTTACTACGGTGGTGGTAGTTCTTTTGGTGTATTTGAAAATTCTGAAGAAATGGCATTAAACTTAGGTTTTTCTGGATTCAGAAGAGGTTCTTATGACTTCTACAAAACTGACTGGAAATACTTAAACGACGCTTCTACTCGTGGAGGTGTTGCTGATTCTGGAATCGAAGGAGTATTAGTACCTGCTGGAACTTCTACAGTTTACGATCAAATATTAGGAACTAACATCAGAAGACCTTTCTTACACGTAAGATATAGAGCTTCTCAAGCTGATGATAGAAGAATGAAAAACTGGATCACTGGATCTGTAGGTGGCGCAGCTACTTCTGATTTAGATGCTATGGAAGTTCACTTCTTATCTGAAAGATGTTTAGTGACTCAAGCGGCTAACAACTTTGTGTTATTCACAGACTAGTACCGATTAAATTAATGTAGTAGTTACCCTTGTTGAACTGACAGGGGTAATTATTACTCTTATTAAAAATTTTATTATATTATATTATGGCAGCAAATGCAAAAAAGCCTACAGCTAAAAAGCCTGTAGCAAATAAAGAAGTAGTACAAGAGCAAGAAGTAATGACTGCTCCAAAGAAACAAGAACCAGCAAAACCAAGTTGGGAAATAAAAGATAGAATGTATATAGTTATAGGTCAAGCACCATTAACATTAACAATTTCATCAAAACACACATCAAGACACCCTTTATTATATTTTGATAAAGAAAAAGGTCTTCAAAGAGAACTTAGATACGCAACAAATCAAAATTCTCCTTTCATAGATGAGCAGAACGGTCAAGCAACATTAGGACATATAATGTTTAAAGACGGTGCTTTATATGTTAAAAAAGAACAACAAAATTTACAAAAATTACTATCTTTGTATCATCCTTTATTAGGCAATAAATACTACGAACACAATCCGGTAGCTATAGCTGAAGATGAATTAGAAGATTTAGAAGTTCAAATAGATGCAATGATGGCAGCTAGAACAATGGATGTTGACGACGCTGAAGCTATACTTCGTGTTGAATTAGGGTCTAAAGTTTCGAGCATGACAACTAAAGAATTAAAGAGAGATCTTTTATTATTTGCAAAGAGAAATCCAGATTTATTTATGGAGTTAGCAAATGATGATAATGTACAATTAAGGAATATAGCTATAAAAGCTTCTGAAATGGGTATTATCAAGTTATCACAAGATCAAAGAACATTTACTTGGGGATCAAACGGTAGAAAATTAATGACTGTACCTTTTGATGAAAACCCATACTCTGCAATGGCAGCTTACTTTAAAACCGACGAGGGTGTAGAAGTTTATAGGTCAGTAGAGAAAAACTTAGAATAACATGTAATATTAATATTAGCTGGTCACCTTGGGTGGCTGGCTGGTATTATAATAAAAAAATAAATAATGGCTATAAATGTAGATTTAGTTTATAAAACTGTCTTATTAATACTTAACCAACAACAAAGAGGTTATATAACCCCAGACGAGTTTAATAAAGTAGGTAATCAAGTTCAGCAAGGTATATTTGAAAAATATATGAGCGACTTGAATCAACAGCTGCGTATACCTGAAAATGATAACGAGTATGCAAACAGAGTTAAAAACCTAGAAGAAAAAATAGATATATTTAAAACTATAGCCACACCTACATTTTCAACAGATCACTTCACAACTGCTTCATTGCCAAACTTTTATAGGCTAGGT